ATGTAGTTCCAGCCTCTGGACCAATATCGGAAGAATAAGTATGTTTTACTAATGAATTTAATTGTAATTCATCAGTTCTATCTCTGTGATTCCAAGTTATAGCTAACTTTCCAGTTGCGGTTGTAGAAAAATAAATCGGATAACTTTCACTGTTAAATTTTAAATTACCTAAATTATATGGGCGAATAATTCTACTATCTAATGCAGAAGATATATGTTCAGTAGCATCTGTTATATCTAAAGAACCTGTTCCAGTTCTTGGCAGTAATTTTATTCGTGGCTGATCTCCATCAGTATATTCTATATCAACAGAACCATAATTCTTAGACATAAAATATATTATATCACCTGCAGAATGAGAAGCAGGAACGGTATCTAAGATTCCTCTTGCAATTTCTACTGTCATTGCATCTATATCTATTGTTAATATTTCTATTATTTCTTCATTTATAATTGCAAAAGTATTTTCTTCTACTAAACTTAAATCACTTTCAGAAGTAAGATCGATCGTAGTATCTACTGCATCAGCAATAAGATCGTTAGTAATAGTAGCTGTTGGAGTAAAATTAATATTCCCAATACCAACATCTTCATAATTATAAGAGGCACTTAAACGAGCATAGATATCATAATCAAAAGAATCTTCAGACGGTTTTTCAGCAACGATACAAATAAAACCAGAGTTATTATCCAATGCATCAACAGAAGTAATAGACCCTACTAATTCTTTAATTAAGGCATAATAAGGAATCTCGATTATATTTAAATTTGTTATATCTACGGCATCACTTATGGGATCTGTCCATAATGTTTCCGGGCTATCTTCATAAATAGTAGCAGCAGTAGAAAATACATCTTCAACACATTGCAATAAAATTTCATTCTTATCTAAATTACCATAATTTACATTAAGAATTCTAACTACCATCGAAACTATACCTAAATTATCCCAAGATAAAATAAATATATCATTTGGTTTTAAATGAGCCATTTTTCTTGTGGCTCTAATTCTCATACCAGCTAACATTGAAGTAGCTAATTTTAATTCTCTCTCAGCAACTTCATTGGCAAGAGTAGCATTACAAATACCATAATAATTTATATTATGTTCTATTATTGCTCCGCCTTGTTTTTCAATTAAAGCAATATCTCTCGCAGAAGAAGGGATAGATTTATTATTTAATTTATCCCACCAATTTATAGTAACAACATCTGTAACTTCTCCTTGAGTTGGCCGTACAAAATCTTCAATCTCGATAATATCATCTTCGTTAAAAGTTTCTAAATCCCCACCTGCATAAATTTCAAACATAAAATCATTAGTCCATCTTGAAGAAGCATTAGACCAAGTCACCCCTCCATCAGTAGAAGATTCATAAGTACCATTTAACCATGAACTAAATGTATTTACTCTCCAATAAAGAACTTTAATTCCTAATGGATATACGACTAAAGCATATTTAGTATTAGTAATTAGATCAATTTTATTTGAAAAAATATGTTCCACCCAAGAAGCTTCAGTTGAAATATCATTACCAGAAATAATACCAGAAGTTAGAATATTTCCATCTGGATGTCCATCAGCATCAGTTCCTTGTATCTCAATTTTTACATTAGATACTGTCGCCCCTGCTGATTCATATATCTTTATTTTTATTTTGTCACATTTATAATTTTTAGATGTTATAAATGTTTGAGCAAAACGTTGATCGCTTCCTCCTCTACTCCCTGCATTATTATCTCCTGTATTATAATAATCATAAGGATTATCATAATCAGGATCCCTTGTTAATTCAAGAATCCATTTACCTGATTCTAAATCTTGATATAAAACTCCCTTGATACAATCAAGTATTTCATTTATAAAATCTTCTACCGAAGTTATTTGATCCCATAACAACGAAAGTCCAAACTCCTCATCGTAAAGTACGTTAGCAGTTTCTTTGAAATAATTATCATCAAGATCAGTATCTGCGTCAAATTTCAATCCCCAATTAGAATCAATTAAACATTCTCTTATAATATGAGCAGGATTAAGATCATCACCATTTTCTTCTCTTGGCCTTATAACTGCCTTTTCTTTATACCACTGATCTTCACCACTGATTTGTTTGCAACTTCTTTTAAGAAAAAAATTCCAAGGTTTTAAATAAGGACTTGTACCAATATAGACTTGATTTAAAACGGCACTCCAAAGTCCACGAAATGCAGGTATATCAGAATCGTGTCTGGCAATGAGATAAGAATTTTGTATCTGATCTGAAGCACCAAACATAAAATCTACATTACCAACAACACCTCCTTCTTTTTTATCTCCTCCAAAAATATTTGGCTTATTTATAAAAATGGTATGATTAGGTGGAGTGCCATTTAATTGATAAGTTTTAAAACAAAAATCAATATCAGAAGGATGAACAATCCAAGTATTTCCTCCATCCGTAGATTGTTCTGCATTACCCCCTGAATAATTATTAGTATTAGCACACCAATGCAATGAATCACTTCCATCACTTTCAGTCCCATGTATTATAATCGCATATTTAGTTCCAGATTCTAAAAGAATAGGTGTATTAAATATAGCTTCTTCCCATTCTGCACTACTTGAATTCAATGTAGCTACAAGATCATCTTCTTCTATAATTGCTGTACATAAATCACCACCAGTTGGACGCCCATCTACATCAACAGTACGAATAATAACTGTTATAAGTCCAGGATTTTGTGTAGGAGTTCTAAATATTCGCAAACTTACAGAAGTTAATGTATAATTACTTGAAGCAGTAAAAGTCTGAGCTAACCAAGTTTGAGGATTTGCACCAATAGAGGTATATAAATCGGTAACAGAATCTTTCAATGTACTTGATGGAGTCCAGACAACTTTTTCTCCGACTCTGATTTTTTCACAAGCATCCATATTCCCGTGGCCTGCAATCATGTGCATTCCAAGAAAATATTTAAAACCGATGGTTTGTTTCTTACCACCACCACCAAACATATCACTAAGCCAACTCATTTATTATCCTTTAATTTTTTGGGTTTTTAAATGTCCATACCATACGACATTAGAAGACATAACATATTTTTTACCAAATAAAACTTGAATTGGTCTCCCTTCTTCTGCTGTTGGAACGTCGAATTGTTCTAATCCTGTTGGTTTTCGTTTCGGTATATTTGGTCTTGTTAAATAAGCCACTGTCAACATTACAGCAACATAAACCAGCATTGTTATAGGATCAAAAGCTAAATATACTTCTTTATCTGTAATAAGAACAGATTCAGATTTCATGTTGCAAATATACATTATTACTGCAAATATTTGAAAAATTATATGTCTATAATTTAAATATTTCATAATTAAACAACCGCATCTCCTGTAAATGGATTCTTATTTGGAAGATAAGGTTGGCCTCCATAATTTAATTTATTATTAAATTTATCTTTACAAGTAGCTTTCAAATGATCACATCCAGCCCAAGCAGTAAAAGTAAGACCAGCCTGAACAGCAGAAATAGACCTTGCTATTTTTATTGTTGTTCCAGAATGATACACTATTTTTTGAGTACAATTCCCATTATCAAGTTTAAAAATACCACCAACAAACCATCCATCTATTTTAGAACTAAAAATAGTAGCATTAATTTCAACGCCATCTACAGTATTGATAGTCCCTGTTACATAATAATCAGAATCACTTTTCGAAATTGTACATAATTCAGAGAACAAAGGCAGATCACATTGTCGAGAATATTTTCTCATTAATCCACCTCTTTTTAAACTATCCGATTTTAAATTGCATATAATAACTGAAGTATTTGATTTGAATGAAATCCCTCTAATAAAACCTTTCCAATAAGTAACATAATTATTCCCTTGCTTTCTATAAATTGTAAGACGGACTACTCCTTCAATCGGTTCTTTTATAGAATTACGAACAAAAGAATTATCTAAAGCAACTGTAATTTCAATTTGAGTTTTTAAAGAATTAGAATCTAATATTATATCACTACGTCTAATTAAAATTGGATTGTAATCTCTACCATCATAAGTTATAATTGTATCACTACTTGTATAACTCCAATATTCATTATCTGCTCTATTAAATAAATATAATTCTACAGGTTCAGAATAAATTTCACTTTGTTCATAAACCAGATAATTAAATATAGCTAAATCACCAGATAAATTACTTGAAGCAGATAAAGAAGATGTTAATAATTGCCAAGCCATTTAATTATGGAATCCTTACAAAATTCGTTCTACATTCATTTCTATGTGTATAAGGCCATTGTATTTCTACGCTATCTGAAGCTAATCTACATTTATCTACAAAACAAATTTTACAATCTTCAGGTTCTACTATAAATGACAAACCCAAATTAGCATCAAAATCGATTTGTTCTTTTGTTGGTTCTGATTCAGTTGGACCGGATATACCGGTAATCTTTCTAATAATTAAAGTTCCATTAGGAAAATAAAACCCTATATAAATTCTTAAAGAATTGAAAGCCATATTTTCTGCAAGATCAATATTTTCAATTTTCACAGATGTATCTAATACTAAAATATTATCAGTTTGAATAACATCATCTCGAAAAGTTGGGATAAGAATAGTTTTTTGGCGACCATTTAAAGAATAAAAAAATTTTCTAAAATCCCAGCATTCTTTTTTTGTATCATTTAAAAAATTATGAGTTTGAGTTAAGAAATTAAAATTGCTATAACTTTCTACTTTAAAAATTCCAGTTTCAAAGTCAGTTATGATAATATCTGCGTTGCTATTTTCTATAAAAGTTCTATCCATAAAAGCTGGAATATTTAATACAACATAACCATCATATTGCATATCAGGAACATACTCATCGATACTGATATCATTATCATAAACAGCAAAAATTAAATCAACAAAAGAGATTTCAGAATTATATTTTTCTTTATTACTTGAAGAAATTATATACGCAGTTCTTACTGGAATTATATATTTATCGCCAGTGAAAGAATTTAAGACTGAATAGCCAAGATTTAATTGTGAATCAGTTTTAGTATCTATAACAATAACTTCATATTCTGTAGAAGATTTCCAAATTATTGCTTTACTATCATTTCTAAAATCAGCATTAGTCGTATCAACAACTATAACAGTATCATGATGATCTATATCAGTTGTATGTTTTACATATTCTGTCCATATAGGAATTAACCAAGCCTGTTTCTGCCAAGTATGAATCATTGAATCATACCAAGTATTTATTTTATCAGATTCTAAATATAATCGTAGTTTGAAATATTGTCTCGGCGATTGGCGAACTTTTATTCGTTGCTCTGTACCATCTTTAGCTTTTAATATTTCAGTTTTCCATTCTAAAGTTTCGATTATATTATCTTGTGGCCTCCAAAATAAAGTCGCTGCTTCAAAATCAGGAATTAAATCAAGATAACCTAAAAGAGTTGAAGCCCCAATTATTAATCCTTCGCATCCTGGTTGTGAATCAAGAGATGCAGAAGCTTCAGAGATACCAGCAGAAGTCCCTTCTACAAAAATTAAAAATCCTAACCAACCAGATACATTAGAAATTTCATCACTCGGAGCAACTAATAAAGTCAAAACTCCAAGAGAGCCTAAAGAAGCAG